CTAGCAGGTTGCCGTCCGCACGCGCCTAGGCCAGGAAGCCGACTTGGCCCAGCTTCATGAAGGCCGAGTCCTCGAAGCGGAAGAGCGTGACTTCCATCGCATCGCGGACCAGGTACTTCTTGTGCTGACCGAACGACAGCGACTTGGCGTTGGCCGCCGGCACCGGCATGTCGTTGTTGACGCTGATCTCGTAGCCGAGCATCGAGTCGTTCAGCGTCTCCTGCAGCGAGCCGTAGCCAGGCAGGAAGATCGGACGGCCGGCGGTGTCCTTGAGCTTGCGGACGACCTTGCGCATCGACTGGCTCATCGACCACTGGAAGCCGCCTTCGGCCGCGTAGGCGATGTCGATCGAGTCGACCAGGTCCACGAGGTCGTCGTAGATGATCGTCAGCGTCTGGCCGGTCGTGCCCGTCTTGCCGACGGACGCTTGCGTGACCAGGCCGAAGGGCTCGGTCGTGCCGGCGCCGACGGTGAACTTCTGGTTCTGGATGCGACCGATGCGGTCACGCATGCGCTTGTTGACCAGGCCGACGATGTCGATCGTGGTGTCCTGCAGCAGTTCGATCGGGATCGTGATGATCTTCGACGAGAACTTGTAGGCACCCAGGGTCACCGAGCCGAACGACGGGTCGGAAGCGGTCGCCGTGGTGTTCTGCGCGATGATTTCACCGACTTCCGCACGGCCGTCCGTGGTCGGGTAGGTGATGTTCACACCGCTGCCGGTGACGATGCGGTCCGCAACGCGGCGCATGCCGGCGTAGTCGGCCATCTGGTCGATGAACGCCTTGGACACCAGCGGGTCGACGGTCACGCCGCCCTGCGAGCCCGTGGTCGTCGACATCGTGTTGCGCACGCTGCCGATTTCTTCCGGGGTCATGTCGCGGAACGACTTGCGCAGGAAGAGCTCGTAGCCCTTCTTGGCGGCGTCCTCGCGCTCGTTCTTGGGCTTGCCCTCGGCGTCCGTGAACTGCTGCTGGGCACGGTCGTCCATGACGCGTTGGTGGGCCTCGATCTGCTTCACGACGCGCTCTTGCTCGTCCATGATGCCGTCGAACTTGGTCTGATCTTCCTTGGACCAGGTCTGTTCGCCCTTGTTGGCGAGCAGTTCACGGGCTTGGCGGGCGAGTTCGGTCTTGTGCTCGCGCAGTGCTTGGATGCTCATGACTTTCCTTTCGGTTGAGCAATAAAAAAAGCCGCCCGAAGGCGGCTGGTGATCGCTGCGCGAGAGCGCTAGGCGAATTCGAAAAGGCGCATGCGGCGCTCGTTGTGCGCGCGCATGGCTGCCATCTGTTCAGGGGTGATTTCCGGCTCGGCCGGCAGCGCCTCGGGCTCGGTTAGCGCCTTGGGTGCGTGTTCGAACGCGGCTAGGTTCCAACTTTTGGCGGTGGCGTTCTTGGCCTTCTCGGGCGCCATGCGGTCCGCGAACCCGTTCTCGATCGCCTCTTCGGCGGTGAACCAGGTTTCGGCGTTCATCCAGGCGTTGATCTCGTCGACCGGCTTGCCCGTGCGCTTGGCGTACTCCGAGGCGATGCTGTCGTCGATCTTGGCGAGCAGGCCAGCGGTGTCGGTCATTGCGGACTTGTTGCCGACGGCGACCGTCCAGGACTCGTGGATCATGTAGAAGGCGCCGGGCGCCATCTCGACCTCGTCGCAGGCGTTGGCGATGTCGGTCGCCGCGCTGGCCGCCAGACCGTCGATGTGGCCGACCACCTTGCCGCCGAAGTTGCGAAGCGCCGCGGAGATCGCGCGCGCCTCGAAGACGTCGCCGCCGGGGGAGTTGATCCGCACATGCAGGGTCGTGTCGGCGCCCAGGCCGGACACAGCCTTGGCGACGTCCGTGGCGTTGACGCCCCAATAGGCGTCGATCACGTCGTAGACGTAGAGCGTCGCCTCGTTGCTGCCTTCGGCGCGCGCCAGGTTCACCGGCTTGCGCTCGGCGCTTGCGTTGTCGCGCAGCATTTGCATCAGTCGCTTCATTCCGTACCCCCTGCCATTCCGTTGTCGTCCGCGTCCGGCTCGCCGGTCTCGTTCGGATCGAAGATCGAGTCCTCGCCATCGAGCGGCGGGAAGTTCTTCTCGTTGCGCACGTCGTTGACGCTCATCCAGCCCTTGCCGGAGCCTGGACCACCCAGCGCGGCGCGGTAGTAGGCCGCCTGCGCGGCGTGGTCGCCCTGCATCAGTTCCGCGCGGTCGAACTCGACGAAGCGCTTGACGGTCCTGAACAGCTTGCGGTTCAGTTCCTGCTCGATGACCTTCAGGTGCGTCGCCAGCGTGTACTGCACAAAGCCGCGGCCGAGGGACTCAAGGCCGCTGCCCCAGCTCGTGGACGCAGACGTCTCGCCGATCAGGTGCGGCGGCACACCGAAGGCGCGCGCGACCTCGATGACGCCCCACTTGCGGGCGTCCATCAGCTGCGAGTCCTCAGGGTTGATGCTGATCGGCGCGACCTTCACGCCGTTCGCCAGGACCAGCGGGCTGGCGTGCGCGTTGCGCAGGCCGGAATACCGATTGATGAACTCTTCGCGAAGCTGCTTGATCGCCTGGTCCGTCAGTCCCTTGTCGGTCTGAAGGGCGATCGACGGATGCGCGCCGCCGGCGAAGAACTTGCCAGCGTATTCATCCATCGCCAGGGCATTGCCGGCCGCATTCCTGGCGGCATGGCCGATCACCGAGCGCCCGCGGCGCCCGTCGAAGCCGAAGCCCGGGAAGTGCAGCATGTCATCCTGGTCGACGCCGCGCACCGAAAGGCCGTCGTTAACCGCGTACATCAGCCGCGAACCGATCTGCTGCGTGTAGGGCGTGACAACCACGGACCCCCACGGCAGCGGAACGAGTTCCTTCGGAGTTCCGTCCGGGCGCCGGCGAATCTCGGTGAACGCATCGCCGCGCAGCAGCTTGTATTCGATCAGCGCGTTCCAATGGGCCGCGCTCGTCCACGCTGCGGTCGGCTCCTCGTTCAGGAGCCACCACATCGGCGCATCTTCGACCTCGCGGCGCACAAAGCGGCGACGCTGGGCGTCCCACTTGCGCTCGTAGACGTTGCAGGGCAGCGTCGAGATGCCGCCGGCGATGCGTTCGACGCATGCGTAGACCGCGGCCACGCGCATGGCGGTGTCGGGCGTGACATGGATGCCCGAGGCAGCCGGATAGCCGCCGAAGAGCTCCAGGTACCGCGGATCGCTGCTGGAATAGGCGCCGCCGCCGGACCACGCGTTCCGCACGCTCGAGCCCAGCGCCGACAATGCGCGGCCGACGCTTTCTCGAATGTTCATAGGACCACGCACCCTTGATTCAGCGCACCCTCAGGATTGAGGGACAGCAGCGTCACCGCGTTGAATAGCGCCATGAGCGGGTCGATCTTTGCCGAGCCGCTCGCTTGTTTTGTGATCAGCATCGAGTTGGCTCGAGGCTCGACCTTTGCATTGCCGACACACCACGCCATGAGCGCAGATCCGTCGTGGAACAGTTCGCCGCCGGCGAGGCGGCGTTCCGTCGTCTTGATCGCGCCCGCCAGGCGCCAGCCCTGCGAAACGCCGATGACGAACTGCTCTCGGTCGATGCCACGCGCTTCGATCGCATCGACGATCGCGCCGATGCCGGCTACGTCGACGCCGACTTTGTCCAGCAGACCGGCCTCATAGACCTTCGCGACGATGTCGGCGACTTCGCCGACGTCGTCGCCGATGCGGCGGACCAGCGTCAGGTGCCCGTCTTTCGCGAAGTCCCCAAACCTGGCCGCCTCCGACTTGCGACGCTCAAGCACCGACGGATGAGCCCATGCGTGCATCCAGGCCAGCCAGCGCTGCGAACCGCGTTCGCGGCCGACCAAGGCCAAGCCGAGCAAGTCGTCCAGGCCGCCGCCGTCAATGCCAACGTCGACAACCTCAACCTTCGAGAGGAACTCGTCCAGCGACATGCGCCGGGCCGCCGCTTCCCAGAAGTCGGCGCCAGGCCACCTGTCCGACATCAGCGCCAGGCCGATTTCGACGTTCAGGTGCTTGGCCAGGAAGCCGCGAAACTCCTCCTCGCCGTCAATCTGCGCTTGCTTGTAGCGCTGCTCGATGAACTCCTCGTCCACCGAGAGACCCCAATTGGGGTTCGTGACATAGGCGTTTTCGAGCTTCCGGTGTTCACCGGCGTCGATCATCGCCTTCGGGAACTCGTACAGCACCGGCAGGAACTTCGGGTCGACGATCGACCCGTCGCGCACGCCGCGCGCGTACATCAGCTTTTGGCGGAAGACGCCAGCCGGCGGATCGTCGGACTGCGTCGTCGCATAGATGACGAAGCCCTCTTTGCGCGACGTCAGACCACCCGTCGCCTCCCGCAGCATCGCCGCGGCAGCCGGTCGGCTTCCGAACACCCAAAGTTCGTCGATGAAGACGCCGATCGCCTTCTTGCCGGACACCGTGTCGCTGTCGGCCGCCACGACCTTCAGGGTCGCTCGCGTCTGCCGGTGCGTCACCGTCCGAATGTGCTCCTGAACGTGAATCAGGCCCGGCTGATCATCATCGCCGCCCAGCTCGGCATCCGCCTTGACCATGTCGCGGATCGGCTTGAACGAGTTGTCCGCGATTTCCTTGGTCGGCGCCAGGATGATGAACTCGCCGGACGGCCGCCAGTTCAGCAGCAGCGCCGTCAGCATGATCCCGGCGGCGATCGTGGACTTCCCGTTCTTCTTGCTGATCAGCAGGAGGAACTCGTTGATCTTGCGGCGGCCCTCTTCCGGGTCGTAGGCGCCGAAGATGGCAGCCACAAACTCAGTCACCCAGGGCCGCACCGTCTCGGACATGAGCGGACTGCCAGTCGCGTCGACCATGCGCAGAGATCCGAAGACCTCGAGCGCCTCCTGCGCCTCGCTCGGGAACAGCGGCCCCTGCGGGATCAGGGATTCGCGCGCAATGATGCGGCGCTCCCAATCCGGGCACGCTGTCGTCCATTCCATCGGTCAGACCTTGTTGTTGACGACCAGCTTCGGGGGCGCCTTGGAAGCGAACCGACTAGGCGTCGCCGGCTTTTCAGGCTTCGGATCCTTCTTGGCGACCGGCGCCATCTTCGGGCTCTCGAATGGCGCCGCGAGCGCCGCGGCCTGCAGCCGGACCTTCAAGTCCTCAGCGTCGTCACGGTAGACGCGCTGGAGAAGCTCGAGAGCCGAAAGTGCCTTATCGGGCGGGGCGACGGGCGCAGGCGTGGCGGCCGGCGGCGGCGGCGGCGGCTCAGGAACCTGGGTACCGAACGGCCAATTTTGCGGAGCAGCTTCAGCCTTCTCGCCGGTCGGGGCCGTGAAGCCTGACGCCAGCTTGGCTGCCTTCGCCGCCAACGCCCTCTGCCTGGCGCTGTTCGGGTTAGGTTTACGGCCGGCGCCCGGGCGGATTCCACCCTTGCTCATCACTCGATCCCATTGGCGCGACCGTTGATTCCGGCGTCACCGTTCAAATTCACAGAATGCGTAATCAACCTGCAGATTCAGTCACTGGCAGGCTAGTTTCTGCGCGTGTG